ACGCACTTAACTCGCTAGGCGCTAATGATGAGCAAGTAAAAGGATTTACACCAGCCGCTGAACCTGCGCATGTTGAGCAGGCAGCATACCAACCAGCAGAAGAGTTTAAAGGGGGTGAATTTTAGGTAATAAAAAAGCCACTTATTAAAGTGGCTTTTTTATTTAACTGCATTAAATATTTAGCTTAAACTTCTTAACACATCAATGCTAATCGGTTCAATTGAAAACGTGCCAGCAGGTAAATCTTTGTTTGCTTCATCATTGCTGTAGCGGTAAACCCCAGAAGTTTTGAAATTTAGCGTAACCGTAAACGCACCATTAACAACATCAACACCGAAAAGAGTTATCTCACCAGTATCGCGGCGTATTGGCATAGCGTACATTCTATCAGGTACTGCCAACTCACCACTAAAAACAATATTAGAATTTTCATAGCAAGTGATTTTAGTGAAATCACTGCTATTCATTAATGCGCCTGTAACGTTAGTGATGATGATTGGTATAGCGGAATCAACCAATTCAACTGGCTCATAAAAATGCTTGTATTCGGTATGAGTTTCATTTTTAAATTGAGCAAACTCACCGTCAACAGGCAATCTATTTGGCTCTATAGCTGCGTTAATGTCTTTGTCCCATGCAATTATATTCATTATAAACCCTTTGGTATAAACGTAGTGTAAAGAGCGTAAGCTTTAGCTGCTGCGGTAGCTGACATGTTCACACTGCTTTGTACTGTTACTCGTAAAGATGTCTTGAACTTTAGGCCATAATCACTTTCATTTACAACTTGTAACGGAGTGTGCACTGTTATGTACTCATTTGTTGAAAAGCCGTGGTCAGATACAGATCCTAATCCTATATTGTTTGCTGTTGCTGTGGATGCGTTAAAATTAGATACATATCCTAAAATTAAAGTTTGACCAGTTGTTGATGTAGTAACTAAATATTCAATAGGAATACCGTCATCTACCTCAACCCTTACAGTGTAGGTGACAATAGGACTGGTGTCGTTATATGGTGTGATCACATTAGTCAAAACACCTTCGCCAGTTATATCAACAATGACTTGTTCTAAAGTGTTGACCGCTGGCTGTAACTGAGCAGCAGACCAAAAAGGATTCGCAGCAGATGCGCTAGCAATTGTAGATGCAAATGTTGCGGCAGTTTGTATAGAGGAAGTGGTGTTTGATGTTTTTATGCTTGTTATACCAACAGTGCCTCTTGTTTTGTTAAGCATGGTGAATTTTGTCTCACCCTTATTTGGTACATTAATACTCATAAAAACCTCCAGTTATCTACGCCATTACTAGCAAGTTTAATCGATGTTGGTGCGTCAAATACAATGCTAGTATCCGTTATTTCAATGTTTGTTATAGTGTCAGACCCTGTAGCTGTTATCTTTGGGTTTACGCCAATGACGTTAAGAGTTACGTCCAAAGTCACGCCAGCATCAACAGAGTTAGCCAGTGGCAGCGTATAGCCTAAACTACCATCCCTTAATTCGTTTATTCTTCTAGCGGTCAAAACACCGCCTCCAGTCATAGATATTACTGCGCTAATTACAGCAACATCTACACCGTCCTTTTTTAAATCACCTGTAAAATTAAAATCGCTGGACTGGTCTATCTGCCCAGAACTTGCTTTTAAGTTGGCCATTAACAATCCTTAACAGTGCAAAATTTAACGTTATTACTTTGACCGTAATTTAATACAGCCTCCAAGTCTGATGTGGTTATATGCCATTCATTAGCCCAAGGGCCAATGACATGGCCAGCAAAATAAACTGTTTCGCCCGGTTGTAGATTATCAATTGCAGTGGCTACTTTGTTAAAATTGTAGTGACCAGAATCAATACTATAAGCTGTTATTGATGGCTTACCAGATGGCAATGCAACGCTATAATTTGTAGTGAACCCGCGAACAGCAACATAAGACTTCAACAACTCAGCATCATGCAATGGAGTTCTAGCGCCATAAGGGTAAGCAAAAGTATGAATGCCTAAGCCAATCCCACGAGCATAAGGGATAGCTGGATCAACATCAGTTGCCTTATGCTCTGTTGGCGCGAAGTCAGTAGCATTTCTGTGCCACAAACCATGATTACCAACCTCATGGCCTGCTGCCTGAATAGCTAAGAGCTTCTGCTTCTGTAGGTTAGTAAGGTTAGGCCACTTTGAAACATACAAAGTAGCTTTTACACCATACTTTTCAAACAGATATAAACTGTCGTAAAAACCATCAATAGCAAGGTCATCATCAAATGACAATGACACTTGCTTGGGTAGCTCGCACTGCTCAGTTGCTTGAGCAGTGACAGACATAATCGACAACATTAAAAAAACTAGATACTTAAACATTACTAACCACCTATGATTGTTACCGAAAGACCTAGATCCTCTGGCAGAGTACTTGTGTTACTCATAATTAAATTACCACCAGATATAGACAGCGTGAAAAACCCATCACTAATACTAAATCCATGTGACATTGCGTTACCAGCCCATTTAGCTACGCCATCAACCGCTAAGTTATTTGCATAACCGAATGCAGCAGGCATGTTAACGGATGTAACCGTTCCATCAGTCTTGATGTTTGCTAATATTACACCACTAACTCCATATGTGCCACCAGCAATTCTAAACCCGCTAACAGTTATTGTTAGATAGTGCGAAGTCTTTGTTAAATCAACGCCACTACGCAAAACCTGAGAGCTTAATGCTGTTTCAGGGAACGTCACGCGCTTGTGAGTGTAAGACCCAATATCAACCTCATATGGAATGAAGCCATTGAAAGACCCGCCATTCTTTTTGGTTACTTCAGTAGGCACTTTTGGATCGAAGTTGCCTGACATTTGAAGTGTGCCACCGTCAAGAATAAGTCTTTTAACAACAGCGCCACCTCCAGTCATTAATGCCGTACCTGAGCCTTTAATTGTTAAAGACTCGAAGTTCATGTTTTGCGGTATAAATACGTTAGCTATTGTGCCGCCATTGTTATCATAAACCGTTGAACCTGTGTGATCTAAAAATGATGTAGCATTGTTGCCATTGTAATAGCCAAGCGGGTAAGACGATCCACCTTCAGAGTTGCGCTTAATGATGGCGTTTGACAATTCTTTGTTTGTAATATTAAAGCTGTTTAAGTTGTTAACCGATATATAAAAAGGTGCTGTTTCATTAAATATGCAGTTTCTTAATATAAGATTATCAACTAAAAAGTTTCTGGCATAGTTAATAAATGTCGTACCAGCTACAGCTCTGCGGTATTTAGTAAACGTACAGTCTGTTGCAATAAAGCCTTCAATAAGTGATACGGTTTCTGGTGCAGTAGGCTTTAATAGTTCACAAGTCCATACATGCAGCGAATCCTGTGCGGCATAGACAGAGTTAAGTGTTTGGCCAGTAATTGTATTTAATTGATCTTTAGCTATTGGTAAAGTCCAAGTGCCATTAAGATCACAGTTAACAAGCTCAACTAAACCAATTTTGCCACCAGCATCGTCGAACGAGTAGAAATCTAAATCATTGTTGCCGCGATGAATGCGAACTGATTCTAGTCTAACTTTATGGCCTGCAAAGTGACGAGTTACGAATAACTGCTTTGAGTAATCATAGCTGCCAATCATTGACCCGCCGTAAGCTAGGAATGATGAGTAGCCTGCAATGCGGAATCCGTCAAGAAATTGGCCGCTAAAATCTACATCGTGACACTCTACAATCAGACCACCATCAGTATCAACACCTTCAGTTGAAACGTAATATCCAGCCAAGCTTTCACGTATCTTGCCGCCACGAATAGTCACCTTACCGTAACCGTTAAAGCGCAGACCTGCTCTATTAAAGTTAGCGTTACCTAACACCATGTTTTTCCATAGTGAATTAGTTGTGTTAGTGCCAGCAGCGCCAACAGGATATTGCACTGTAATGCTATCAGCAGTTTTTGCTATTACAGTGTTAAACTCATCACCAGCTACACGGATTGAGTTAGTCCACTTAGATCCGCCAGTTGCGCCAACCGCTTGGAATGATGTGGCGATAGTTTGGCCGACAACTATCTTTGCTGTCTCATAGCATGGAATGACAGTCGAACCAACAGCGACATCAGCAGATGATGTTGTGTGACGTAAACCTAGTTGAATATCACCGCCTGCTGTTAAATCAAGATCTAAATGATGACCTGCCACACTAAAATCAAACTGACCATCCTCTAGCCATAAAATAGCGTTTTGAACAACAATCTTTCTAACCTTTGCAGTATCAGGGATAGAATCAGCAGTTAAAGAGTAATAGCCATCGTTGACATAAACAACGCTATGCTCATTACATGCATTAATAAATGCCTGTGTAGCGTCGTTACCTTCGATACCTGTTGCACCATAGTCACGCAATGATGCAGATTCAGAAAGCTTATCTTCAACAGTTACAGTTACAGCGCCAACGCCTGCTTGCTTGAAAAATACAGAGTCTGCACTAGAGTTGTTATCACCGTTATCAATTGGTTGCCATAAACCACGACCAACTTCAACACCAGCTAATGGAGCTACAGAAAAGACAACTTCAAACTCATTAGGAAAGCCAACTTTTTGCTCAACGACCCATCTATTATTGCTGGCAGAATCAACCTGAGTTTGGATCATGCCGTCCAAATAAATCTGATATCTAGTTGGCGAATAAAGCACAGTGCCCGGTACGCTAAAACGTGTTTGTGTTCCATTGGCAATGATAGGGGTTTCCCACACAGGCTTAACAGTGATCCCGTCTAAATCACCAGTGCCTTGTATTATTGCCCACTTAGTAGGATCGAAAGTTGCACCAGTAACAAATGGAAGCGGCGCAATTGGCACATAAATATCGCCAGTAACAGCAGGATAGCGATGTGCCTCAACTTGACTAACAAGTAGTGACGCTGACCAGTCCTTGATTGGATCGCTATAAATAACACCAAGCCCATCTAATGTCTGTTGTAGCGACTTAATGACAACGCCGTTATAAGTGGTTACATTTACACCACCTTCAACGACCTTGCCAAATGTCACTGCCATATCTTTGACTGCACATGGATCGCTATAGGGCGTGCCAGCGTTAGGTCTTGGATTGCTATATTCGCTCATTTAGTCAGCCTCAAAAATTTTATCGTTATATTCAGAAAGTGTAATGGTAGCTATTCCATCCCCACTGTTAGTCACTGATTTTAATGTATAGTCAGTGCCTTTTAGCTCATCATCTGGAGCTATTACATATTTAGATCCAAACTCATAATTACCGTCATTTGCAGTGTAAGCACCAGCCAAAGTAGATGACCTAAAGCCCTTGTCAGTATAACTTAAAGCTGAACAAGTGGCTAGCGCGCCAATCGACCCATCATCCCTAGTTGTTTGAACGTAATAAGTTTTGCCCGGCTCAAAGTTAATGCGCTCACTTGTTAGATAATCACTGCCAAAAATATCAAGTATTTCACCGCCGAAAACATCATAGTCATTCATATCGCACCATCTAACCTTATCACCTATTCGAGCTGATAAACCAAAATAATAGGTCTGAAATTCAACGCTATCACGCTGATATAGCAGGCTTCTTATTTCATAGTCCGCACGATTTTCGGCTTGATCATCACTTTGACATCCAACTAAGTTTATTTCAAGAGGGTAATTACCTGCTTCATCGCTAAGTATGTTGCCATTCACAATGCGCCTATACACTGTTTTCTCAACGTTATCTGGTTGCGTGACATAAGATATCGAAACAGAATCTTTATCACTTGGCAGCCACTGTGGGAACGATTGATTAGAATCACCAATAGTGTTACGTCGGTTAAATAGCATTGAATGTGAAGCCTTTGCTTCAATGCGGTTAAACGTCCAGCTTTGATAGTCTTTAAATGCCAACACTCTAGCGGCGTTACAGATAACCGAAACCCTCTCTCGAAGGCCAACATCAGCGTCATCAAATGTAAAGTCAAACGTTCTTAACGCCTCAGGTAGCGCATCATTAATTCGATAAAGCTCCTCTAAGTCTACGCTGTTAATGTCGCGCTTACCTGCTATAACTAGCGTATACATAGCAGCATCAGCAAAGTCACGAGTTGCAACCAAGTTGCTGTATTCAATTAATCCAGTTGAGCGATTGTAGTGCGGTAACTTTCTGGTCAGCTCAACATTAATCTTTGACTGATTACCTCCAACAACGCGATCACTTGCCTTACGCTCAACCCATAGCAGTGTCACATCACCGTAATTCGGCACGTCTTGATATTCAACGCCAACAATTTGCTCAACAACAATTTTCTCAACAGTCGCACCGCCAATCTCGTCACTTGTTCTGCGCAATCTTCCTTGATATCGACCTTGTGGCAAACCCTCAAACTTATAAGTCCTGAATTGTGGATCTAGTGTTCCACCTGATATTGATGCTGCTAATGTCTGGTCAGTACCGATAATCGGCAGCCCATCAACATCAACTTCTCTAATCTGCATCTCAAAATCAACAGTAATGTTGCCGCTATCCTCTGCCCTTATGCCGCTTGGCATAATTACATGAAACCAAACTTGTTCGTTTTTATTGCCGCTAACGCCATACCAGCCAATCCAATTTTGAACCTCGCCACTTGAATCAGTTGCGGTTGCAGTGCCTTGGCATCCTGTGTCAGGATTTGGTGAGACAGCGCTAAGTAAAAGTATTGTCTTTGCTATTTCATTGATAGCACCAACTTGGAATGTGCCAACCAAAGCTATCACTGTACTTGGTCCGACAACTTTTGCTAAATTTACCGTTAGATAATCACCAACAACAAGCTCCATATCGGTAATAAAATCAATGCCGTCATTATATGTTAGCTGGCAATCAGCTCCTATATTGGCAACATCAATATTTGTTCCGTCAAATTCAAACGACTTAGTATTTTTAGCCTCAAGTGATTGGCTAGTAATTTCGTTTGTTTCGCGTACCGTTATGCGCTGCTCCCAGTCTGGAATAATAACTGGTGGTATAGGTAGCTGACCGTCCCAGTCGCCAGTTTCGTATTTAGTCCAGCTTGAGTTTGGAATGCTATTAATATCGGTGTCGCTTGTTAATACTTTTGTTATGTCATATCTGCCCATGCCAACACATAACAATTCACGCTGTATTTTCAGGTTGTTCTCGTAAAGATAAAAGCTTGGCTGAACAAAATCAGGATATGATGCGGGCGAACCAAACACTTCGGGTATGCCTTGATTCGGCCTAAATTCATTAGTTGCTGCATTTAGTTGATTGTTTGGTGAGCTACCTTGTCCTTCAGCTTGCCCCGGCACTTTTGGCGCAAGCAAAACCACCGCAGCAATTGCTAATGCTGCAACAATTACATAAAGCGCTGTAACTGGATCTGCTGGTCTAGTGATAACGGCAATACTGTCATTTTCAAGAATAACACGGTCGGCAATATCGTTAAGCTTTTCGCTGTCGCTTATGTCTGCTGTTGAAAGTAGCAGTTCTTTATTGATGTAGATATCAGTGTGCAGCCCGCCAAAGTTAGCAGTAAAATTATCAGCTAAAAAGTCTAAAAGGTTATCACCCGCATTCGGATAATAAACCTCTTTAGCAGATAGGTTAGATGGATCGTTAAATCTTACTAAAACTGGCATAGCGTCTGAACTCCACTTTATTTTTATATAAGCGCTTAAGTAAGCCTATTCTATCCCATTTTACTTGGCCTGTCCCGTTCGAGCCTTGCCCCCACGCATGAATAACACCACCCGACAAAACACGCCCGACATGTTCAAAGTCACCATTTTCATTAAACATCAGCATAATATCACCATCGCGGCCGTCTGATATTATTGTGTCATGCTCATTAACACCTTCAAGACCTGCTAAGTCGTTGGCACTAAAATCTAAGTAAGCGCTGATATCAGGCAGTTTAACACATTCAATTTTAGCAAATGAGTCTATAACTAGACCCCAGCAGTCATATGAGTCTGGGCCGCAAGCTCTACTAACCCAAGGCTTACCAACTGCATGGTTTATAAATTCCGTTTGTGTCATCATATGATTACTTTTAAGCCGGGGAAGTCTTGCGACATATAGCGCTTTGCAACATTAATAAGTGCAGGGTTATCATCGCTAGCAGTTATCGCCACGCTATCACCTGATATTGTTATGTTACTAATCCATGCGCTAAATGTACTCGGTACGCCATTGATAAACTCTCTGTAAATATATTCAGTTTGCAGTGTGTTTGCAAAGTTTAGGTTATATAATTTAATATCCTTTAGCTTTGATTTAATATCAGTTCCTATGCGGCCTAGTTGAACCGTCATTGACATAACACCGTCTTCGCTTACGTCTGGATGCTGTACCTGAAAATTGCCCGCTGTGAACGTTACGGTTTCGCCTGCATTTCTTGGTGCGCCACTTTCTAGCTTAAACTCTTTATCATAAAATTGTTTATTGACGTATCGAATAACGCCAACCGCTGGATGATATACTTCGATAGTCTCGTATTTAGCTACACGCTCTCTTGTCTCGAAAAATGCCCTGCTCATACTTTAGGCCATCCCATATCAAACGCTTCACCAAAACAAGTGGCAGCCTTATCAAATGTTGATGTGCAGCTTTTATTAAGCAAGATATAAAGCGAACCTTCAGGGCAAGTTTTATCTTTGCTGATAATATCACGAGCCATTATTTTGGCTGAATAACTGAATGCGTCACCATTCTGACCAGTCGATTGCGGATATGTCAAAAATCTGACTTCCTGAGTTGTTAAACCTTCCTCAAGTTGAATCGGAAAATTAAACCAGCCAGAATTTTCACGGTAGTTATTTTGGTTAAGCCACATGATAAAAATGCGCGCATTGTCACGAGTAAATTTAAATGTGACATCCCAAAATGTAGGTAGGTCAGAGGTAAATAATTCCTGAAATGGCGGCCCACTATTTACATCGTTAAATCTAAACCCCTGCGGCTGATTGCGTGACTTGCTAGCCGTCTCGCAGCTAGGCAATATACTCGGCCAATTTTTATCTAATGAGCAAGCCATTATAATCTATCCTTTAAGTTTGAGTTTCTTTTTAATGCGCTAAATGCTGAGCCTCGAGAGTTAAAATCAGCAACTACGATGTTAATAATTTCACGCCTATTCGCTCCGCTCCCTTCTGTGCGAGTCTGTACGTCAACCTCACTAGAGCCGTAATTGTTAACGTTGACCACCGTTTCTTTCTGTTGGCCAGCCAAATCATTAGCACTTGTTACATTGCCGCCTTTACTGCCAGTCATTAGAAAGTCGTTTTTACCATCGCTAAACATTTCAGCTTTGCCGCTTTCATTGACTTTATACATGCTATTTGGTGCAGTGTAGCCACCGTATAAACGAGCGCCTGCTAATGCCACGCCTTCAGCCGCTGCCGTAGTTGCCGCTATACCTGCAATAGCTGGCGCACTGTTAGCGCCAAAGCTAGCCAACGATACTAATGCTGCTGCTGGTGCCATTGATGTGGCTATTGCTGCGCCAGTTGCTGCTGCCCCTGCTGCTGCTGTAGTCTGACCTATTAATGATTGAATGCCCATCTGAATTAGCGCGCCAATCATCTGTGTAAGTATTGACTGGGCTAGATTTCTGACGGCAGTTTGTCCATCCTGCGCTCCAGTTGCAATGCTAGCAAATGCACCTACAGCCGACGCTTGGAATGATTGCAAGCTAGCACCATTAGCAGCAAGCATATCAACAAATGATTGGCCTGCAACGCTTTCAACAGTTTGCAGTTTGTCAACATAAGCCTGATTAGATCTTAATCTAAGTGCGTTGTATTCTTCCTCTGCAATTAGTTTTTGATCAAGTGCTGCCTTAAATATTTCCTGCTCTTTTTGGTACTGAACAATAGCTTCTTCAGTTGGATTTAGTAGGCCACCTTTAGCGCTTGATAGCTCAGATATAACTCTATTCTTTTCTTCTTCGGCTTCAATCAAATCATAAGCTGAGTTTATCTTTGCTCTGTCTGCATCCGTAGCGCCTAGCATGTTAGCGGTGTAAATTGTCATGCCACGGCTAGACATGCCAAGCGTATCAACTTGCGCCCTAAGTGCTAACTGAAGGTTGTTAAGCTCTTTGATGTTCTCTTTGTATTCTTTACTATTTTTACGTATTGCCTCGCTATCACCTTCAACGATGGCGGTATACTGTGCACGCTTACTGTTTGCGCTATCAATTGAGTCACCAACAATGCCAAGCTCTGCACGCAATCCTCTCAACTCTTGCTCATTGTCAAAAATTGATTTGGTCATGTTCTTGTAGGTTTTGCTGCTTTCATCATAACTAGATAGCAGCTTTTTGTTAATTTCTATCTGCTTTTCTTTTTCTTTGATGTTCTTGTTTATTTCAGCAGATTCACTTACCAAAGTTGCAATTAACCCTTCTGATGTTATCAGGAATTGCATGGCTGATGATTTGTTTAGCTTTTCGTATTCCTCAGAAAGCCCTGAAACTTCTTCAGCAAGTTCTTTGGTAGACTTCTTTGTCGTGTTCATCGCCATTGCTAAGCCGCCAAGAATAGCAACTAGCGCACCGATACCAGCAGCAGCAGCACCCATGCCAACAAGCATTTGTGGTAACTGTTGAGCCATTACTAGGAACGGGTTTTGACCACCAGCTAACTGCACTGCAATATCTTGTATTTGATAGCTAAAGTTTTGAGCAGCACCTTTCATGCCGTTCATACCCTTAGTAACTGCTTTTGATGTTTTAGTTACTTGTGTATCAACACCTTTAAAGTTATTAACCATTGAAGCTGTAGATGTTGCAACTTGGGATTTTGCGTCAAGAACCGTTCCAACATTAGCGTCAACAGTATAATAAACACTGCCTAAATTCTCACCAGCCATTATTTAGCCCCTTTCTTTTTAGCTTCTTTTCTAGCTTCAACTTCATCAAGCCACTTCATAGCTGCTTCATGCTCTGACAATGTAGGCGCATTATTGCCACCACGTTTGGCTTCTGGATATTTCTTATCAATTAAACGATCATACTCTGTTTTGGTCAGCATCTCGGCACGCTCATATGATATACCAAGATGAGCAATAGCGTTTTCAACATAGTCATAAACATCAATTGAATCTGTTGCTTTGCCTTTTTTGCGTCTATCATCTGGATCTATCTGTCCAACAACACCGTGAGTTATTAATGCCCTTGCAATGCTTAGCACATTGTCAACATGCATAACGCCAGCACGCCAAGCTTTACGCCCTTTGTCATATGATGAAAAGCCAGTTAACTTGCTGACATCATCATCACAGCAGCATTGAATAACGAATGCAGCATCCTCATAAATGCGGTTAATGCTTTTATATATCAGCTTCTTACTAATTTGCTCAACGTATTTGTTGTCAGCAACAACCGAGATAAGCTCGGCGGTTGATTGCGTTTCGCGACCAAATAATCCGCTAAAAAAGTTAGGCATTTCTTTTGGATCGCAAAGCTTGCGCATGTTTTTGAATGTTGGGTATAACTCATACGTGACCGAATCATACTCAATAGCAAAGTGACCGATTTCTGTGCGCATAATTATTCTTAGTTGTTAGCAATGCTTTATAATATCACGGATACAAAAAAGCCCCAATAAAGGGGCTTTTAAACTTAGCCATTATCTAAGGTGTAACTGAAACAATGCTAGAGTTGTAAGTTGATTCAGAAGCTTCAAAAGCCAAGCTGAATGTAACTTCTGAGCTAGTATCGCCATTGCGGTCATACGTAGTCATAGCACTAAACACGGTGAAAGTTAGATCTGGAAATGTTAGACGAATATATAAATTAGTCGTAACTTTTGATGCTAAGTTTTCAAAGTATTGCTGAACCAATGCAATATGAGAATCCCAAGCTGTACTGCCTTTTGCGCAAATACCATCGCCTGAAACGCTGAATGTCGCGCCAGTTGCGATAGTGTCAGTAAATCCACCGCTTGATGTATCTGTCATTGTGCCAGTTGTTTCAGACGCTGCTGAAAACGACTTAACCGTTAATGAGCCTAATCGCTGGAATGTTAATGTTGACGGATCAATATCACCACACGCAACAGCGAACTCTAATGGTACTATCGAGCCAACATAACCGCCGCCCGTCGAGCAATCTTGAACTGCCATTTATTGTATCCCTCTATCTATTAAAAGTGTGCATTGGATTTCAACCACTGGACGGCCTAAATCCGTATACATAACGGGTGAAGCTCCAGCAATCGGATCAATCTCTATGATAGCGCATTTCTCTCTTGTTTCCAAAAGATACGTGTAAATGCGGTCTGCATAGTCTTTTACTATTACAGCATCTGATTTATTTTGCAGTCCAGCAAAAACAATTGATACACCTGAGCGCTGAACGTAACGATTACCTCCACCACCGCCACCTTCACGAATAAACAATATTCGCTTACCTTGGGTGTAAGTAGATTCTTCATCAAATGTTAATAGCTGCAATATTGGCGCAGGTTGAGCATCACCATTAAAATCAGTGAAGGGCGATAAAAAACCGCCATCCGTTAATATCTGCTCAACAAATTCTTCGACTATCATAGTTTGTATCCGTTAATGATTATTCGCTGATAATCTGATTTGTATGAAGGTGACTCGAAAGCGTTAGATAAAAAGTGATGATTTGCGCCTTTCTTTTTAACTGGCCTCCAATCCATGTTCTTATGTAGAAACAGGCCATAATTAAAGCCTTTCGGTGTAAACCCTGCGCCGTAAAAAACAACGCCAGTTTTACCATCGTTAATTAATCTATAATCTAGGCTGTTAATTAGTGCGTTAGTGTCAACAGGCGTTTCTAGCTTAGCGTAACCTGCCGCGGTCATAATGATAGTAAGCAAAACCTTTTCAGTGTATGCACTTTTAACGTTAGCAACCCACTTACCAACATTACGATTAATTTGTGCAACACCTTTAACTGGCATATTAAACACCTAACACATAGTCTGGCATTTCAGCCGAACCAAACATACTAGCATCATCTACAGTGATTGATTTAATGTCTGCTGCTGTATCGATTGGTGAGCTAGCGTAAAAACCTAAAGCCATTTTGTCACCAAAAGTCGGTGCATTAATAAATGATGATTTATCTTGGCTGAGCAATTCTGTCCAATAAATAGTGCTTGGCATAAACTCAACGCCATATTGATTTGTGTAACTATCTTTGCCACCTACACGATATGAGCACCAACAATATTCTGGTGCGCCGTAAGTGACTGTGCCATATTTATCAGGTTCACCAGCTCGCCAAACAGTCAATAAATTAGTGTTAGCCCAACGCGCAATGCTGCTCATTAATAATCCTTACACTTACGGCCCAAACCAGCAATGCCAAACGATCCGCTAGGAAACAAACTGGTAAAACATGAAGCGGTATCAACCATCTCAAGTATTCGCCCTTGAGCAGTCATTTTAAGACCTTCTAGCTTGTTCATGTATTCGAATGAACGACTCGCGCCAGACGGGGCACGTTGTGATTTAATCACCCGACCAGAACCAAGCGCGACAAAGTGACCGATTGCATTTAACTTGATCGCATTTTGTGTGCAATCATCATCGGGATAATTACTATCAAGACAACTATCAATTTTATTAACCAAACAAATATATGTTTCAATAGTTGAAGTGGTAATGTCTGCATAGTCTGGCCCCATAAATTCGCGCACTTGCTCAACTGTAATTACAACTGCCATTACGTTAACCCTTTTGTTAGTACATAGCCAGCACCAGCAACCGCTATCGATGAGGTGATCATAACGCCAATAATCATCATAATAACCTTATTATACATTGAGCGCATTAAATCAATTAATGGCTGATTACGGTCATTGTGCTGATTGATAATCTTAAGCTCTTTATCGTGACGCTCAAGCCTAGCATCAACTTTGTCTAGCGCTTCTCTGGAATGTCTTTGCTCAATAGTGTTTTCAAGCAATGCACTAGTTGATTCTGACATTTTATTACCCAGCTCGCGCAGGGACGTTACAACATCATAAATCAATTTTTCTTGGCTTGCTTGCTTGGCTTCTATTTGGGCAATCTTCTCGGCAGTCATTACGAAACACCTTAGTTAGTTTAATTAAAGTTATTGCGATTATCAGCATCGTTACCATCACCACTATTATTAAGAGTGATATAAAATTTTCGACTGACAAAATTATCACTCCCTAAAATCGCAAATATTATATCTAATGGTATCGCAATTTGCTGTCTAATTGAATAAATATTAATAAACCAATTTGATTCTATTGACATACTTACCGCTTGAGTTGCGTTAAATATCATGGACGTAAGCACAAAGACTGAGTAAATGATGCCAATCTTTTTATATTTGTTTGAGTTGATGCAGAGGGTGATGATAATTAGTAGTTCTATGGCTGCAAATGATATGTAGTAGATTGTTGCAGTAGACTTGCCAGCATAAAGCCCGCCAGATAAGTCCTGTATAACACCAAATGTTATGTACTCAACAGTCAAATACCCAGCGTAGTAAGCTATCAGCGCTATTGGTATGAACTTTTCTTTAGATAAAAAAATGACCGCTACTATAGCGATCATTGCAATAATGTTTTCCATTATATTAAATCAGGCAGTTAAGCCTGACTTTCCTTTTTATCATCATCTTCTTGACGCTGCTGTTGCTTAGTCTTTACTGGCTGACCTGCTGGCATAGTAATTCCTCTTATAAGTGAGCTTTCATTATAGCACCTTAGTCACGCATAAACTCTATTGCTTTTTCAACTCTGACTTTAAATGAGTAAACACTATTACGATTTACCTCGTCAGTCGCACCAGAACAGCCTGCACCAGAGCCTTTGACGCAATCAACAACTGGCACACCATAAACCATATGCAGCTTAGTTGAGTGAATTACCGTACCTTTAACCTTGCTACCAGAGGCCAGAATAACCTTAACCGCTGACTCAAAATCCTTTAATTCTACATTGCTCATTATTTAAACCTTTTATTTGTAATTGATGTTGACAAGATAACTAATAACTATTACATTGTCAATCGTCAACTAACAGAAAGGAGCAAATAAATGAATATCGAACTAATGATGAAAGCGGTGAATTATTTCAACGCAGATGTTTCGAACAGCGAATATGACCATATTTATAAGTTCGGCAGCAACTACAGTACGTTGATAGGATGCAATTACCATCAAACTGACAAAAACTACAAGCTAGTGTGCTCTGTTGCTGAATTTAACCAGCTAGTAACCGAGCTATCAAACTGGCAGCCAACATTGCCGAAAGCTGAAACAGTTGAGTATGAGGGTAGTGTTTATGAGCTAAACTGCCTCTATGAAACGCCTGATGGTATTAAAGTTGTGCTTGACTCTGTGACTGACCGTGTTGGTTTGAAGGTATCAAAACTAGACAATCAGGATAAATGGTGGATGGAGCAGGAACTTTTTAATACTGCTATAAAGCTAGGCACAATAACCCCTGCGCCAGTTAAGTTGGTAGATGGCGCGGCTTATATGTTCGAGATTAATAGAGATCTTTGCGCTGGATTTTATCGTGAGCGAAGAAAGTGCTTCTTTACGAAAATTAATGGCGGGAATAAGATTTGCGGATTGGCAGAGTCAAGCAAGATTACCCGCCTAGTGCCAGAGGTTAAATAAATGAAACTCAAATACCGCAACCAACAAAACACCCGTAACTGGTTTAAATTTCTCAGCATGCACAAATAAGGATATAACAATGTCAGATCATTACAGCGACCTAAGACCAAGCACATCAGCATCATTTGACGCTCGCATAACTGAGCAATGCAAATCTAAGGTGTTAGATTTTAACGATGATAATTACCTACAATTTTGCACAGAAAAACAAGAGGAAGCATTTTTAGCGTGTCGAAACAATAGCAATATGGATATTGTGGCTGGAAAACTTGGGATAACCCGCGCAGGTGTCAGAAAGCACATTGCACTAATTAAGGCCAAGGCTGTTAAACAAGGTTATAGCCCTGAACATAAGTTAGATCGAGTTGTGCCGGATACGCTTGAATTAACTGGCTTGTCCGATATGCAAGTCAATGAGCATGGGAAACCGATTTGGTATAAGTTTGGTAAGTCACAAATCCAGCAAGCCAAAGCGATAATGATTGCAACCGATTCGTTTATGTCTGACTTGCCACGTATCGAGCCTAGTGACTATATCGGTGTAGACTATGACACTGATATCATTCCTTGGTTTAACATCGGTGACGCGCACATAGGAATGCTTGCACACGATGCAGAAGTCGGACACAACTTTGATTTAAAGATTGCTGAGCGTGAATTAACTATCGCAATGAAAATGCTTATTGATAGCGCGCCAAATACTGAGCGCTGCGTTATTCAAGATATGGGCGACATGACGCATTACGATAACTTTATTGGTAAGACATCTAATTCTGGTCACGACCTTGATTATGACACCCGCTTTCCAAAAATGATTGAAGTTTACACTCGTACAATGCGCCGTATTGTTGAGTTTGCATTGGCTAAGTTTAAATTTGTCGATGTGATTATTAACCAAGGCAATCACTCGCAAATAAACGACCATTGGATGAATGTTTTACTTCGCAACGTGTACGAAAAAGAACCTCGCTTACATGTATTGCACAACGAGTCGATATTCATACCTTACCGCATGGGTAATACGTTTGTACTTTGCCACCATACTCACATGTGCAAACCAACTGCATTGGCTGGCGTGATGGCAAATGACTTTGCACAAGACTGGGGCGAAACAACTTATCATTACATTGATGGCGGTCACATTCATCACAACATGGTTACAAAGGAAGTTACAGGTGCAAAGTTTGAATCATTCAATCAGTTAGCGCCAAGTGATAAATACGCACATGATGGCGGTTGGCGTAGTAGATCACTATTAACTTGTGTGTTGCGCTCTAAAACATATGGCGAAAAAGGACGTATTACATTGACGGCTGAAGAAGTTAAAGACCGCATATTAAAATGCAAGCCCGGTGTTTCTGCTGCTACTCGTCGAACCGTCTACACTGTCTAACCGTTAAACTAAAACTTACACGCTATAATAAGTAAAGCCCCTAATTAAAGGGGCTTTTTGTTAAACGTTAACTAGCTCATTAAATTCGCAGTGGACTATTGCACTGTTTGTATCATGCCTAAATATATCAAAGTCAAAAACCAATGGCGCAAAGTAAGTGCCACCATAAGCAGACAATATTATTCTTGCCTTTGTGTGACTAGCTCCAGTAAATAATAACGCGTCAAGACTGCCTGTGGTTGCCAATCTATCGCGCCTCATTTTAGTTGTGGCTGTGGATAGTGTTGAATTTGATGATGTTTGATTATGCTCTGTCACGGTCATATAATAATCAACTAGCACTTGATTATTGAATACAACCTTATTACCAGACAGGTTTATCTGTATAGAGTGTATACCGCTGTTCACACTCATAAAAGACCAGTAAGGCGCGCTATTTGTAGGGTACTGCATTATCTGGACTTTCTTTGTGGAGTTTATTGATGCGGCTGACATTGTGCTGGCAGATATTTTACCTGAACCATCACTTATTAACACCTTATTTCCAGTGAGGTTGCTTGTGACAACACTAGACACTGCACCATTCATCTTGCCAAGAATCCAAGCCCATACTCTAGTGAATGATGTTTGCCTCATTGTCCCTGCATCATTGTGAGCAAACCTATCGGCATCGGCTATAGTCACTCCGCTATCAGTAGCTCCACCGTCAAGCGCGCCTAGTTCCGCGACGGTAATCGGGCTAGGCTGGATTACTCCGTTCGTGTCAGTAACTACAACCTTGCTTGCTGATAGCTTGTTGTAAGCTACGTTGCTGCAAGCGCCAGCGTTAATTTCTGCCTTGGTCATTGCATCGTCTTTTGATATAGGGTCTATATACTCGGAAGTTCCATCTGCTTTTCTGCTTCTGACCCCTACCATATTTGAAGTATTAAATGCCATTAGTCACCTTCCCACGTATATATTTTAGTTACCAGTAAGTTTATTTGTGTAGCTGTTTTTATCATATCTATTTCAAAATATGCAGCTTTATTTGTTACGTCCTGAATACCCTCAACTTTTAATTTACACAAGGTGTTTTGCTGTGATGGTATAGGAAGGGTATCTGTCCTTGAACCAAAACCCAAGCTGAATGTTCCAGTTGTCTTACCTACACCACCCTCAAGCATTAACCACTTACCAACAAACCTGTTTGTTGAGTAATTTCTTATTGACCCATGTATGTTTTTATACATTAGTGCTATAAAGGAGTTATCAGTATCCACATAAACAAAAGATGTCGATGATATATCAATGTCGTATGAGCTAGTTGTTACCTTTGAGTAGGATAAGGAAGGAGTTTGTGGGCTTGTTGTAAATGCCATTACACTACCCCACCACTTTTAGTATTTAAATCAAGATAACGCCAAGTATTTTCTGCCCAGTAGAATAAATATGAGTCATTCTTTGTTTGTAAAACGGCATTACCATTTGCACCACCAAATGAAACCGTGCATGGAGATGTGTTGAAATTCTGGTCAGCGTCAAACACTGTAAAAGAGTTTAACCCTGTTGACCTATCTGGCGTCAAAACAACTGCACCGGAAGATGTATCTACAGCGTAAATCGTGCTGTATAAAACAGGTTGACTAGCTGTTATGTATTTAACCCCAGCGCTAACCTCAACGTCTTCATAACCCATCAGCGTTAACTTAAGCCAAGGCAGTGAGGTATCAAGTCCTGATTTTGTCAGGAAGTAGTCAACAGCACCGCCTTCCTCATCGATCTTAACTATTTCAACGTGAATGACATCACCAGCCTTTGATTCTGCTGGGTGAGTGAACTCAAATAATACAGGGTCGCCAATCTGAACATCGACATCAACAAACTGATTGTATTTTACCAGTCCATTTGTTGTTTCGTTCTTTATTTGATACCTAAGCCTACCAGCGAACGCCTCGCCAGCTTTAACCTCAAGCATCACAACAGACTCATTGTTTTGCAAAGTAACATCTAGGTCATATGGTAAGTTGTTAGCTGTTGGAGTAACGCCGTTTGTTAATAGCTCAAATGGTGCTGTATATTGTCGTGATGATGGATTGATAGTCATTGGCTGACCGTTAGCCACAAATGGTTTAACACCCTGCCATACAGGAAACCAATTAATTAATGATATGTTGTTTTGGTCGAATACGTTTTCACCGCCGCTGTGAGTAGTGTGCATATCGCCAAGCTTAAATGAGTTAAGACCAGACTGAACGCTGTACGATGTAGCTATTACATTGCTTTGAGCGTCAACAGTCCAAAGGTCTAGTTTATCCTGATCTGACTCACTTAACCCGCCGCCCGTTTGTGGATATGACATTTTAATTCCTCTTAGTTTAGCCGCTGGTTAGGCGGCTTATTTGGTTAATATACATAATCAGAGTAATTAACTAGAGGTATTACCCCTTGGTTTAATATGCTGTAGCCATCGAACGCCGCGCTTACGCCTCTAGGCTGGTTGCCGTTGCTCATTTTCAACTCTCCACTCCAAGTCAGAGAAGCTAAATCCTTAACTGCAACAGAAGTTTTTACGCCAGCAGTCCACCATCCGCATTTAAGGAATGATCTTGAGTTGAATGATGCGCCTGTTGCAACATTTAATGATGAATCCACTGCTCCTATAAACGTACATTTGTACGCTTTTAATACATTACTCCCACCAACGATTGTAATGTGGGAGTTACCCATTAGAAACAATGAATCCTCCACATAATAGTCTGACTCACCAGTGGCTTTACTGTCAAAAGCGCCCTTAACTATGGACGGGTGAAGCTCCATTACGCAACTATATACATAGGTTTTGCATCGGTAGCTTCTTAGTAATCTACTGAATTTTGTAGCCTTGTCCTTGTATTCACCCCATATGCACCGCACGGTTCTGAACTCATGCGTCCCTGTAAGTGGAGCATCGAACGTTTCAACTCCATTGACAGTGCTTTTTTCCGTCTTAACCCACAGGTCTCTAAACTCTAACTTTTGAGGCGTGTTGTTGGCGAAGTTGACAAAAGTAGTGCTTGATGCATCTGCGGTATACACGGCATCTGTCTTTGTTGCTCCGTCACCCTGTAGTGTTGCAAATTCCGCAGGATCTCCACCTTTAGCGTTACCAGATAGTGACGGCTGGATGGCGTTTTTAACATCAAGTCTATCACCAACTATTTGAAGTCTGCCGCCATAAGTTACACGACCACCAGTAAGCGCGTATTCTGCATTCTTGAATGGTACTCTTGGGTTCCAGCCTGTGTTAGCATCTGAGCCGTTAATGCTATCTATCCAGTACACGGGGTGAATTGTATCAGGGGTGTAAAGAGTTTCATAATCACCTTTAAAATCGTTTTCAGTAGTAACGAACGAAACTGTTGTGCCGTCGCTTTTCCCGCTACCAGTAGAGCAGGACGCAAAAACCTCACTACCGTTTACGAATAAGTCTAGTGGCACTATAAATGTGCTTGCGTCAGTACCCCTATATGCTCCAACAGTTTTCCACTCTGTTAAGTCGTGATTAGATAGTATTATGCAGTTGTATTTCTCGCCAGTCTGGATTATCTCATTGCCAGCCAACCAAACCTGCCGACCATCTGGCAGCCAAACTGCGAGCCATCCAGCTATGCCAGTCATGTGTGTGGAAACTGTTGAAATTCGCTTTAGCGTTGATATATTTAAATCTGACGATATAGTCCATATCCCGCACTCAGTATCATTTCCGAACGCCCCAGTTGGTGCATCTGGCATCATGTATATGGTTGAGTCTTTAAATAATAGATCTACCGTTCTGAACGCCTGCCTTCCTGATACGTTGATAAGCCCAGACGTTTGGATTACGTTAGCAGGATTTACATTAGCTGGCCATGCTGACAGTCCGTCCCAACTATAAACAGACGACTGCGCATTACTATCACCAGTAATAACGTAAATCCTCCCATTGTTTGGGTTTTGCTTTACGGCGTGGATATGCCTAACGTTATTATTTGAGCCATCAGTATTCCACTCGGTTACGGCGATCCATGTATCCCCCATATCGTCTGAGCGCAATAATCTTATTCTATCGTTGGTGCTACCGTTAACCCTTGATGAGTTTATATTGTACTCACCCATGAGCAACACCGTAGACCCAGATATATTTGCAATGCAAATGCTTCTGTTTGTCAGCGTTCTTACATTTGATATGTCTTGAGTCAATACTAATGACCAAGTGGCGCCGCTGTTGATTGTTTTGTAGTATCTATAAAAATTTGTTCCAGCACTAACTTCAACAATCATAGATGTAGGGCTTAGAGCTTTTATATTCCTAATTCCAGCTACAGGAAGGGCGACACCGTAGTTAATTTGCTCCTTAGTTTTAACATTTACCCTAACAACCTGATTATCACCAGTAGTTGATTGGCCATACATAAAATCACCAAGACTGTCATAACAGTTTATTGGAAAAAAATCTGTAGGAGTGACGGATTTTACTTTTTCACTTGACCCTGTTGCGTCAATCAACCCATTAACATTGCTAATCAATAAATCAGTTTTACCAAGCGTAGCGTCACCGCATATCATTTTAGTTAAAGACATTCTATCACCTCATTACACGGAATTATTGCTCCACATACTATAACGCCAGTTATTTTACTATACCAACCAATAGCGCCGCCAGCATTAGGCCACCCATTAGCTAAGCCCAGCCCCAACCCAATAAACAATCTGCTAGGATATGCCATTAACTAACTCTCCAGAAATGCGCCTCAAATGTTGTTGCTGTACCAGTTATTCCAGCCAAAGTTAAACGCCCACTAACAGCAGCGCCTACGAATACAGGCATAACATAAGTTGCAACGCCAGCAATAACTTTGGTTGCGTCAATAGTGATGTCGCCGCTAGATGGTTCGTGCCATTGACCTGCAATTGGTGACATTTCAGGTTTAATTGTGCCGCCTGTAGGAGTTACCGGATTGCCGCCTGCATCATAGAACGCAATAACGAATGTGCCTGATTGATAATCAGCGCTCATAACTTCATCTGTAACATATGTTCCGTTAGCGACTGAGCCGACTATTTTATAACGTTGTGCCATTTTGAGTAATCCTTGTTTGTTGTTTAGACAATTATACCATTAACACAATAAATTGCAGGCAATAAAAAGCCCCGCATGTGCAGGGCTATTATTTACTTAGACTTCTTTGGCTTTTCTTCTGCCACTTCGGCCTGTTTAGGTTCTGCCCATTCAGCATCAAATAACAATGCTGTAGGTAATTTACCTTGTTCGTGCCTTAGCTCATCACCAACACTCAACTCAAGCGATGGAACTGCTCGCGTGATAATGTAAGGCATTAGGTAATGTTGCTCGCATAGAACACGCCATACTTGTCATTCATCGTTTTCTTAATCTCAATACCTTGAGCAGTAACGATGCGAGTTGCATAGCCTTCAACTGGTGTTTGGCGAGGCATCAAGAATGAACCTGTAGCCATTGCAACGATTGGACGGATGATGCTTGAGTCTTTGCGGTATGCATAAAACTCGTTACCAACCAAAGCAAAGTCTTTTAAGAAGTTGCGAACGTTAGACACGCGCTTAATGTAATCCATCAACGGCTCACCCTCAACACCACCTTTAAATTCGGTAGTCTTAGAAATTGGAGCCATTAAGCGGCGGTATACTGTTGGAGACAAGCCCATAGTGTCAACGAAACCTAATGACTGATCGTCCAATTCTTTAGCAAAACCTTGGTTGAAGAATGCAACCAATTCATCATTCGTAGCAGTTGCTAAGTTGATGTTATAGCCGCTTGCGCCCAAGTCGATTTTCTTAGTGTTGCGATGATTCTTGATGCCTTCACCAGCCTGACCATCAGCTTTAATAGTGATATCACCATTAAGCATGTATGAGCCAACTTTTTCAGTCAACTTGCGAGTTTTAAGCGTAACTGAATCACCGTATAGATCAATGCTTTCAGAGTCTAAACCAGCGCGGTGACGATAGCCCATAGTAACGCCAGCCATAAACGCTGGAATTGGGTTACGGTCAGAATCGGCACTGATATGATCGTGCTTGATTTGCGCGTTGAAATCCATAGACACAGATACATCATCGCTAATGTCGCTAGACTTTAACGAAACAGCAGACAGCTTGCCAACGCTAACAGTTTTAGCTAAACCTGATAGGTCGTCCATGAATAAGAATTTTTCATCTAAACGAACACCTTCAACAGCGCGGTCAGTTTCACGGAAGAAATCAAGGATTGGGATACCAGCGTTAACATGCACTGCTGCATCGCGAGGCAAGTCTAATAAATGACGTTCGTGGCGAGCAGCATAACGGCGAGCGTTACCGATAAATTCGATATGAGATTGTTTACGCGCATCAGTTTTGGCTAGTTCGCGGAACTCATTGTTAATTACAATAGTCTTCATTTTCTATAGCTCCTAAGCCATTGTTACAGCGATTTGAGCAGTAACGCCCGCGCCAGTTGTTACGTTTTCAGATGCATAACCAACCAAACCACCAGTTACTGTTTTAGTTACTTGACCAAGTGCGCCAATGTAAAGCTTGTCATTTTTTAGCACTGTTTGTGATGCAGCAAGAATTAACGTACGTAAATCGCCATCGTTAATCTGATAAGCGTTACCACCAGCAGAGGCAGCAACTAATTCGCAACCATTCGTTGAGTATTGATTATCGCCAAATACGAACAAGCGAAGTGTGCTATCGGCTGCGGCAGCGAATGCGCCAGCGGCAGTAACGTTACCTAAAGTGCCCGGTGTAACTGCTGCGGCATTGGTCACAACTTGAGATACTGCGTGGCCATCTAATAAAACGGTTTTATAAGCCATGATTAAAATACCTCATCTTGTGTTTCTGTCGCGTCAAAACCAGCAGAAGCATTGCCAGTAATCGCGCCAACATTTTTAGCATATAGGTTATCTAACGTAGCGCTATTCATTGCTAGCAATGACGCTTCATCAAGACCTAATGCAGCAATTTTAGAATTACCTGCAAGTGCTTTGGCTTTTTTGGCCTTAGCTTCTTCTTCGGCGGTCATTTCTTTTTTCTTCATGTCCGACATTTCTTTTTTCATGTCAGCCATGTTTGCAGCTAAATCTTTAGCCCATGCAGGCACTTTATCAGTGTTAGCCGCTGGAGCTGCTGCATTTACTTCTGTGTACTTTACAAGCAGATCGGCATCAGTGATTTCAGCGTTAACCGAAATACCCTTAGCCTCCAATCCTGCCAACATTAATTTGCGCATTGAGTTATCCTCGTTAGTGTTTAATTCTGTGACATTTACGTCATCAGTATGATTGTATCTTGTTTTATCGTCATGTGCAAAGTTTAGCGTTTGCATGAACTGTTTGAATTTATCAAACAAACCTTGATCTTCATTCGCTTCAACAAACGCATCCAGGTTAACGATTATTTCAGTTGCATCAGCATTGAAGTTGATGAACGTATCTTTACCGCCTGCTGGGGCTTCTGATTCGTGCAGTAACGCAAGGTGATCGTATTTCTGGTTAGTCGCAATAGCAAAGTATTTTGTGCCTGAGTTATTAACGCCCTCAGTCATTTCACGCGAACTAAACAGGCCAGTTGATACTCCAATAGGTTTTTTGCTTTCCAACTGATTGTAATACCACTCACCATCTTTTTGAGCTTTTAACGTGGCCTTTCTGATTTTAGCATCGACATAGTGAACGCCATTCACATGGTAATTCTTTTCAACACTACCACCAGAAAAATGATTCACTAACGCTTCACCCTCATTAGCGCTAATGAACTCGCCAGCATCGTTCTTAGGGTGACCTAATGTCATAACTCGACCATTGATACTCGGCATACCTTTTGCGTTGTCCTCAGCTCGATACAGTAAGCCATTCATAACAGCGCCGTCGACAGTCACAGGAATTTTCTTTAAGTGAAAGAACTCCTTTGATTCTGAAATCTGGCTCTTGCCAACGTTTGTGATTAATCTAATTTTTTGCATTGCGCCCTCCAGCGTTGATTAACTGATTATACCGCCAATCACTGATTTAGTACAAAATTTAGTTCATGGGTGATTGTGGATTTTTCAGGGAAAAAGTTGCCCTAACGTAAAAGCCAGTGTTTATGCGGTTTTCAGACGATTTACTAAATGTTGTGGATTATCGTTGGATTTGTTAATTTTTTGGTAACTTATTATAAATAAAGAAGAATATACTATATATATGTATTAATGGGGTAATTATTACTAATTCTTTATATTTATTAATTCTACTAAATTATTTTGTAGTTAGATTTTTATCTTTGGATAGGTATTTAGTCTACTAGACCGTATTTTTGCCCTAAACAAAGCTAAAAACGTATTAAAACATCATGCAATCAACAGCTTGTGAGCCTTTTATTTTTCCTTAAATTTTCCCTAAAAAATCCAATTTACCCTAAGATTATGCAAGTGCATGATTATTAACTGGAATAGCCAAGGCATTTAAAATCCAGTGATTTTTACGCCTGTTTGAATTTGTATGTTTTAGGCGTTTATTTTGTTTGAATTGCGGATTATGTCAGCATATTGATAAGAATTGATAAAGTTGTTGCGCTTTGGCTGGTTAGTTAGTATTATTTGCCCCGTTCGGATGTGTGGCGCATATGAACAAAGCAAACCTTAAAACGAAAGAATTTGACTATGAGCGAAAAGGACAGGAGGCACTTTCACCTCCGCGCCACCCTTAGTAGCTCGCCCAAATTAGGTAACTCACAATGCAAGAAATTCCGACACAACCAACAATAAGTAGCTTATCACTAGCTTTACTCATTGGTAGCAATAACTATCAAGAAATAAATTCCATCGCAACTAGATTGTATTGTGCAGGAATTATATCAACAAACCCAAACCATAAAAATGCTGGCGAATGCAACCTAACTAGAGTGGACTCAATTATAATTGTCGCCCAATCTTACCCCCTATTAGCGTCTAAGGTAATTGATTACTGGGATCGCATTCAAGACAAAACAAACCAACTAATATCATATACGGATTTAGATCAAAGATTAACCGCTATTGAGAGTGCTGGTGATATTTATAGTAACTCTGATTTGCTATTCAAACAGGATAAGTTTGACCGACAAGATGTAGGGTTATCTATTCAGGTTGCTAACGCTAACCACCTAAGCACATGTGAAGCTATTGAAGTTAGACTTAATTACTTTAACGGCTTGCAACCTGACGGAATGGAATCAAAATCAGCTAGCGGCATAAAAGGCGTCGCCTCATCTGCTTCGCAATATTGGCGCGTAATACTTGCGCCGGATGGATGGTCAAGAGGAACTGATCGCATTGATTATTTT